CGCAGCAATGTCGGGGTGATACATACCGTATTTAGCGTCACCAGCAACCCCATACATCGAGGCTACAAGCGTCTTGGCTGCGAACTGCATGGTGTCCCACTTCTTGATATTATTAGGATCAGACTTCATAAGAGCCTTGAACTCATTCCGCATCTTCGTCATGTAGTCCATCTGTCGGATCAGAGCGCCCTTGGTATCGGTCCTGAACTTCGTGCCGTTGCCACAATCTTCCCCGTCAGGCGAAAGTGTGTCCCAAGATATGTTGTATTTGTTTGCATTGCTGTGATACATTGCTTTTATGTCAAGAATACCAACATTGTCATAGACGCCGGGTTCCACGTCTAGGACATCAGCACCCTCATAGTTTACCTTGTCGAACTGTGGGCGCGTGGGAATCCTGCGGTCAAAGCCGGGATCAGTCAGAACTAGGTTGCTGAACATTTTCGTTATGAAAGGAGTAGAGCGTATCTCACACTGTACTAGGTGCTGTAGGGCTATGAAGTAGTCAAGTGCGTTGACAGCCTCATCAAGACGGGGTAGAAGCCTCACATCCTGTCGGCAGTAGTGTATGTATAGTGCTTTATCTGTGTCCCATGTGTCGTGACCGTCAGGCAACTCAACCTTGTTTTCGCCTACGATTTCTTCCCCCACGTCACCCAACTTGTAGGACGGAAGTTTACCGTTTTTCAACTCCCATAGTTTTGACACAGCGAGCATCAGGTCAATGCAGTTGCGCCCCACGATAGGCTGATCCCAGTCTCCGAAGTTGTATCTTGCTTGTCGCAACGGTGACATCGAAGAAGCAGGTATACCGCATACCCTACACCTGTCAAAGAACTGTTTTATGTCTGCGCCCGTGACATACCACCCAGTTATGATGTCAGGATCTTGTTTTTTCATATGACTTATGAAGTGCTTCAGCAGACTCTTCTCATCTCCGAAACCTATGGCCGGTGTGTCATATGAATATTCACCATAGTTATTATATGCCTTAGAATTACCATCACCAAGGTCAGGCTCAAGGAACCAAACAAACTCTCGCTCAGAGAAGTTGTCGTATACTACTATAACCCTTATTTTACCAGTTTGCGGCGACCACTCAGCGTCGAGATACCAAGTCCTGTGTCTATAGTTGGCGATCCTATCATTACCGTCGTTGATGTAATCTGCCAACACACGGTTGACGTAGGGGATGTTGGCTTCCCACGTTTGTCCGGCGTAGCCTATGTCTGATACGTCTTTAGTCGTAGCACATACAATCTTAGTCAAAGACTCGCCATACAAGCCTGTGTAACCTGACTCCTGACGAACACAGTCTATCAATTCTGCATCCTCGTCACGCACAAAGCAGTAAGGCCAATATCCTTTGATACTTTTCTGATATCTCTCGCCTTCAGGCGTCCGACCACGAACAATGATGTCGCGGCCCCTACCCCTTTCTACGATCATTTTATTCTTCCTTCTTTCTTGCTCCGCGAGGACGGGTATCTATGCTGTGTTTGTTGAGCCATTTGTTGATGCTCATAGCCGATATGCCACATTCTAAGGCTATGTCTGCCATAGTCCTATCTTTTGTGACGTACTGTTCGTAAAGCCAATCGTACTCCTGATATACTTTACCCATCATTTTTCTGATGTGTACGGTAGCCACCGTATCATCAAATACAATCTCATGCGTTCCTATTTCTAACTCTTCTAAATTTACCTGCATAATATCATGCCCCCAAGTTTGATGCTTGGAATATGAAGTCGCCATCACCTAAGTCTATGAACATCTTTATGCCCTGACCCATATCGGTGAAGTCGAAGAAAGACAGATTGACCTTATTGTTTAGGTTCTTGAACACATAGTCAAGACCGCCGTTGTAGGTGGCCTGAAACTCAATCGGGCTTGTTTGGCTGATCTGTGTCGTAGTCTTACCTTTTATCTCTGTACCTACGTTGATATACAAACCATCTTTGTTAGATAGAACACGGAACTCGTTGTGCTTTTGTCCATTCATCTCATCGCACCTGAAAGCCTCATACAACTTTGTGCTGTCTAGTTCTGCAAAAACCACAGATGCTTTGTGCAAGGTACCATCGTTACCTTGGTATGTGTTAAGTGATAATTTGTTGGCGATGTTTTCTGACTTAGAAGCCCACATAGCCATAGTATCAGGAGTATGTGGGAATGCTAGAGCCTCAGAGGATGCTGTCAGCGTGGTCTGTTTACCACCTGATTTCAGCGTTACCTTATCTTCTTTAGGGATTATAGTAAGTGGGCTGCTGTGATATTTCAGCGCACCTAGCCAAGTGTTGATGTCAGTTACGGGAATAGTGCCTTCTCCTACACACGGTATGGAGAGGCGATTGAGGGACGACACGCCATCTTTGACAAGTGCCGTACCCACCAATCTACCGCTTTCCACCTTTAGTAACACAGAATAGATCTGTGTAAAACTTTTACCTTCAATGTTTTGTTTTCTCTGCATTAGAGATAACAGCCATCGCAAGGAATTCGTGTCTAAGGAAATCATACTGATCACTCAAGCATCCAAGGCAACCCATAAAACTCAACCTTGCCATCTTTCACGGATAGCACGTCATGGGTAGAACCCACCTTTTCGATGTTCTTACCCTTCATTTCCTCGACAGTACCTCTAACTACCCACTCGCCATCGTTGAGGCTTCTATCACCTTCGACACCAGCCGCAGGATCAGCCTTCTTCATATAACGAGATAGGAATATTTGCTGTGAAAACTTTCTCATGGTCCCTTTCTCCCACTCCGGGCGGAAGCCTACGGTCATGAGAACCTTCTTTCCTGTGCCATCGTCCATGTATTGAGACACAGGCTTGAGGTGGAAGGTAAAGTAGACCTTAGCCACGTTTAGGCTGTGCAGACGAGTCAGGATGTTTCTGTAGAGTCTGTTGCGCTCTCTCCACTCTTTCTGATTGAAGGAGTCGCCTTCTTCTTCTATGACTCCCCTTGAAAGCAAAGACGCCCGCATAGCATGTTCACACCACTTTAGGAAAGTAGAGCCTCCATCAAAAATTACACCACCTACTGATTCTGGATCTTCTTTGACTTGCTCTGCAAGTATGTTGACATACCAAGATGTCTTGTCGAGCAATGCTTTGTAATCCACGTTGTTTTCTTCATCGAATATGGATTCATCAGTCTCGTCGTGCAGAGGTAGTACGATGACATTCTCTGCGCCCGGATAGACATGATCAACTGTGGCTTTGGCGCTGTTGTCAACATCGAATATGTATACCTTCTTACCGGACTCAATCTCAGGACCGAGCAATGATAGAGCAAGCCCTGTCTTGGCCGTGTTTTCGTGTCCCACAAACGCGCATCTGTGAGTGATCGTGTTAGTGGTGTTCTGCGTAAACATACGTCTGTAGTAATCTGCATCAAACTTAGACACAGGTTCGGTTGTAGCGGTTTTTTGTTCTTTCACATTGGTTGCTTGTGTTCCCCAACTCATAACATCATCTCATTCTATTACACATATAAACTTAGTCAGACGGAGCAACTATGGCCGCATCTGTCATAAGGATAAGCGCGGCCACCGAAACTGCGGCGTCCAGACTGTTGATAACTACGTTTACGGGATCAACCACGCCATCTTCCCAAGCGTTGCCGATATCACCGGAGACACCGTTGAGGTAAATACCATCTTCAGCCTCAAGAGCATTTAGGAACATATCACTACCTGCATTTTCTTTTATGGTAGTAATAGGACCGGCAAGTGCGGTTGAGAACAAGTTGAGAATTTCAGCGTTGTTGTCCTTGGGATGCTGCTTCAATTTTGACGCGGCCCGATACAACTCGGACCCGCCACCAGCGATGACACCATCAGACAGAGCGTGCTTACAGGCGTTGACAGCATCATCAACACGCTCCTTGCGCTCTATCTGCTCAACCTCGGTAACACCACCCACATAGATAGTGGAGATGCCTGTGGTCAAGCGGGTGATTCTGTTTTGGTATGCTTCTTTATCCCACTCGTTGTCAGTGCTATCGCGCGACTCTGTGAGAGAAGATACAGACTCCGTTACGTCGCCATCACAGTCAACAAGCACGGTATTTCTTTCACCTATAAACGACTTTTTACAAGTTCCTAGAACTTCTAGGTCTATAGTAAGTCTCTTGAACTCGGTTTCCATCTTAGTTCCTACTGCTGCCGCTATGTCCTCCAACCAAGCCTGTTGTTCGTGAGGCATACCCGGAACCTGCACAACCGCAGCCGATACTTTGCCTTGTATGACATTGACGAGTAAATTCTGTAAAACGCTGTTATTGAAAGCAGTACAGAATACCACCAAGGGTCTTCCTTCTTTTATACTGACCTCAAGGGCCGGAATCAGATCGTTGAATGTATTTATTTTTCTACCACACACGTATATCAGGGGGTTTTCGTACTCACACATGTTACGTGGAGCGTTTGACATTGCCCTGTGTATGTATCCTGAGTAAATCTCAAAGCCATCGGCAGAGTCAACATAAGTCTGACCGTTCATAGACTTCTCTATGGTAACTGTGCCTTTATCTCCGTTCTGCTTCATCACGCTTGCAATGATCCGCCCTAGATCTTCATCGTTGTTAGAGGCTATCGTGGCTACATCAACCAAGTCAAACTCTTTATTGACTTTACTTTCAAGATAATCTCTTGTCTGCTCGGTATAGGAAATCAAAGCATCTCTTACTACTTGTGGGCTTATCTGTTTTTCCATCAAAGAAAGAGAACCGTTTGCGAGAGTCTTTGCTATTATAGTGGCACTTGTAGTACCGTCACCTGAGTTACCCTGTGCCTCGGCAGAAACCTGCTTCATCAAATCAATACCCATCTGAACGTAGGGGTCTTGATCTGTGACAGCACGGGCTATGGTGACCCCGTCATTTAGTATGGCCGGGTATCCACCCAAGGGATTCTGTAAGATAACTGTCCGAGCCTGTGGCCCAAGCGTTCCCTTGACAGCATCAGCGACTAGATTGACACCCCTGAGCAACTTGGACCTTGCCTCTGTTCCTGTAAGCATACTCATGTCTATGCCTCAAGGCCCAAAGCATGACTGTCATTGTCGTAGAATAAGTCCTCTATACCTACAGCGTAGAGATCACTGTAATGAACACACACGGTATACGAGTCAAGAGGTGTGGCCTTTTCTTCGTTGTAAATGATAACATCTCCCAAACTTAGTTTTAAGGGAACAGTTTCACCGATAGATTCTAGCACAAAGGCGGT